CAGGCCACGGCCTGATAACGCCCGAAGTTTCCGGGAATTGCTGCACGAAGCTCTGGGGTTTCCACTTCTGCAAGAGCCACACCGTCATCCCCGAACACCAACCCTTCACCAAGGACTGAACCTGATCCCTTGGCATTGGAAAGTGCCGAAGTGTTGTTGATTTCGATCCATCGGATCTGTTCAACCATTCCTACTTCGGAGTTAAACAGAACATCTCCGGGACGGAGCCACTGGCGCCATGCCAGAAAGTCAGGATCGTTCTTGATACCACGAAGCAATTTCACGCTTCCGAGACCGATGTAGTTTCCCTTCTCATATGCAGGCACGAGTAGGGTGTCCTTCATGTAATCTCTGATGACCCCACAGTGAGCAACGGAAACGTTATCGGTTGCCACATGACCTGTAGTATCGGCATCCGTAATCCATGTAATGCCGGTTGAAGAAGTTGGAACCGCATAGACATAGGTAGTCTTGAATGCGGTAGCCGCCAGATTGTCATTCACCTGGGATAACTGATCACGAAGCTTTCTCTGGATCGGAACCTTCACATCGAAGAATGAAAGTTCGTCTGCCAGACTCGTGTACTCCACGCCTCTTCCAAGAGCAGACACCGTGATTCCCGTTGTCCCGATGGACAGGGTATCGATCGGAATGTCTTCATGCTCCGAGAGGACGGCTGACGTTGGAACTGCGATGTTCTTGATCTTGGTGATAGTGATTGTGTCACCAAGTTTGCGACCGAAGCCTGGTTCCGCACGGCAGAACTGTGCGATCTCGAACTCTGCGACAGCCGCATATCTTAACTCTTTCGACAAGGCGTGAGACTTCAGCACGCCTGTTGCGAATGATCCTTCCCACGAAAATGTACCCATAATGATCCTCCTTTATTAACGCCAGAGATCATCTTTCTTTAATCTCCGACTTTCATTCATGTTGGTTAATTGCTCAGACATCGTTGTAGGTTTATCCTCTTTCTCTTCCTTCTTAGTAGGGCGACTGGAGCCCCTGCCCATAACCTTCAGATCATCTTTCTCGTGTTTGTCCTTCTCTTGGCGTTCGATGAAGCCTTCTCGGACTTGGGAAAGAATGCCCTTTGTGGATTCGATGGCTCTGTCAATACGGGTATCCAGATCCATATTGGGATCTGTGCGGGAGAACTCGTGACCGAGGATACGAAGTTCGGCATCCGTCTTGAGTCCTTCCTTGGTTGCCCTTTCATAGGTCTTGGATACCGTGTCATGCTCCGCTTGGGATCTCTTATTGGACTCATCAATTTCCAGACGACTTATCTTGCGCTGGGCCTTTCCCCAGATGATGGCGGCATCCCGATCCCTCTTGGATGCGGATGCCGGAACAACCTTTCCCTCTGAGTCATATTCCAACGGAAGGACATTGATCTGGGTAAGGGCTTCATCCGTGATTTCCGCAATGTGATCATCAATCGTAGGAGCAGGTTTCTCAGCAGGTTTCTTATATTGAGCAAGTTCTCTATCCCTATCCGATAGGGCCATACGATCCCTAGTCCAGTTTTTCTCAAGTTCAACACGAGCTTTCTCTGTTTCTTCCCAAGTCTTATGCTTAGGTTTAAAATCTGAAGGTTTGGGTAGGGGTTCCTCATCACCCTTGGTTTCCTTGGGAGCGGGTTCCTCCTTCTTGGGTTCCTCGACTACCGGTTTCCCGTCCTGATCAAATTTCTGATCTGCTGGAATGGTGTCTGGGGGAGTATCCTTGGTCGGATCTCCGCTCTTAGTGAAATCTTCTTCTGTTAATACTTTTCCTGCCATGAGTTCCTCCTATCCGTATCCCTCTTTGGGGGGATATTGCCGGTGGGTGTCCATCATGGGGCCACCGGGAAAATGTTGTGCTTACCCTCCGATTGCCATTACTTCGAGGGTCTGTGCCGTAATTGCATTGTCTTCAAGTTCGGCATTAACCGTTCCGGTAGCCGAAAAGAACATACGAAGTTTCTTTTCTGACCTGTCCCACTGATACTGATATCCAGCGGCATTGTCTTCAAGGACAATAACTGCATCAATGTAACTTCTCATACCCAACCCGTTCACAGTTAACTGAACACCGTCATTCGGATAGTAAGCATTTGCTCCACCGAATGTCAGTGTCACAAACGTAAGCATCTTCTTCCCTATCCTTGTCCTGCTTCTGATCGAGTAACCCACCTCGGCCTCAGCAATAGGAGAAGGAGAGGCACTTGGGCTTACGCTTGGGCTTTTGCTTGGGCTTTTGCTAGCACTTATACTTGGGCTCTCGCTTGGACTCTTACTGGGACTGGCACTAGGTGACTCACTAGGGCTTACACTGGGACTCGCTGTTCCTTCTGCCATATTGGTTTCTCCTTATTCCCCTTGGTATTTGATGGATAACTTCTCCATCGTTAGACTTCGGAGTGGATAGATTGTTAATGGTATTGGAGTATCCTTTCGGGTCCCCTTATCCATCACCAAGGTATCCTATTCGGGCTTGGTAAATCCCTGCCGTAGTTCGTTATGAATTCTCTCTATCTCATCAATGATGGCTAATAGAACTCCCTCAAATTCCTTAGAGAGAATTATTCCTTTTACCTTTTGTCTTAGGTCTTCAAACTTATCGCCCATTACTTAGTGACCTTCGCAGTCGTGGTTCCCTTGAGCGGTTCCGCCCCCTTTCCTCTCCCGGTCTCTACATCTCTCTTCTGTTGCTCAATCTGTTCCGTGGTAGCTGGAGCATCTGGGGCGGGCGGCATCTTATACGGATTCAATCCCTTACCTAATCTTGAATATCCCTGTTCTGCTGTACCCATTACTTTCCTCCTTTTCGTGTCAGCATCTGCATGAGTTTGGCGATTGCCATTTCACCCATGTTGATGGTTACTCCCATATCAATAAGGAGTCTCTTTAATGCTCGGCATTCCCCATCTTCATCTATGAGTTTGTTCACTCTGGAAAGCAGATGTCCCTGAATGGTATTGATTACCATCTGCCCTTTCTCACTCGATAGTTCAGAAGCAAGCTGATCCGCCTTCCCCTTCTGATCAACGAGATGGGAATACTTCTCCGAAACATCCTTTTCCACAGTGACCTTGGGTTGCCCGGTCACCGGATCTACGTCTGCCATTATTGCCTCTGCTTTCCGGTCCTCGGGTCAGTCGCGGGGCCTAGTTTCCTGTATCCAGTCGAAAGTTCCGCAGCACTAAAGGGGGCACTTCCCTTCACTGATCTTTTTGCATACTCCGGTAGATCCTTCCCGGCTGATTCATGAAGATGGGATACTAGTTCCTTGGTGGTCATCCCCTTCATGCGACCTTTCTCACCAGCCCTGCGTCGAGCCAACTCTGCTCCCATCATTCCCTGTTGCGCATCAGAAGTGATTGGAGTATGCGCTCTCTTGATTCCAGAGCATCCTGATTTCGTTCCACACTTAGACATAAATTCCTCCTTATTTCTCCGTATAACAGAGTAGATACACATCTAGATTCGTTATAAACACCTCTCCCCCAGAAAGTACTGGTCTTACCCAGTACGTATGTTCCCTTACTTTCTTGATAGCAGCAGTTGTATACGTGAGAGCGCTTCCACCAGCATCATTGAGAGTTGCATACGTAGGGGTATCCTTCATATTGCTTCCCTGTATCGTGAGAGTTGCTCCACCAAACGTACCAACCACCTGTACTGACTTTTCTAAATAATTTGGACAGGCAAACGGAGCACCCGTATCTCCTGAAGCTTGCAACCCAGTCCACTTCACCATATAGACACCCCTGATGGCTAAGTTTGATGTAGGAAGAACAATCGTATATGCCTCCTGACTGGGACTGGGACTCGGACTCAAGGATGGAGATCCTGACGGACTTATGCTGGGAGACCCTGACGGACTTATACTCGGGCTGAATGACGGACTTACGCTTGGGGATTTAGATGGACTAAATGACGGACTTACGCTCGGGCTAATCGACGCAGATGGAGATAGAGACGGACTTACGCTTGGAGACACCGATGGACTGAATGATGGGCTTACACTGGGGCTGAATGATGGGCTTACACTCGGACTTACCGATGGTGACACACTCGGCGATACACTTGGACTAACGCTTGGACTTGCTGTTCCCTCTGCCATTTTTATACCCTCCTTGTGTTAGGTGCCTGGTGCTCCACCTGCTCCTCCTGATGCTTCGGGGACAGGCCCTGGAGGAATCTCTCCTCCGGCAGGCATATTAAGTCGTTCGGCTGGAACGGGTTGTCCCACTCCACCATTTCCACCACCTGGCAACTGAACTCCTATTGCTTGAAGAAAACTCTGAACCATCGCCTGACCTTCGGGTCCGGACTGCATTACCTTCCCAAGTGCCTCAACGATCCTCATACCCAAGTCTTGTTGCTGTGCCTCCTCATCTGTCTTGATGAATGGAGCCTTGTACATTCCCAATGCTCCCACGGTCTCATTCAGTAACTCCTTGGGTTTGAAGAATGGACTAAATAGTGGTGATTCTGCATACTGCTTGAGTGCCATCAGGAACTTGACTTTCTCCTCCCTTTGGAGCTGTGCGGATATACCGACAATCTTGATGTCACATTCTTCTCTCAGGAACTGTTTCTTCTCCTCAAGGCTGGCTCCCTCAAGGAAACGAGTGAATTCATTATCTCCTAGCACTCTAGTAGGAGAAGGACGGGATTCTGCATTCCAGTTGAGAATCATTGTCTCAAACATGGAGTAAGCTACGTTGACGGCGCCGGATTCCACCTCTGTACCGATGGAATCGAATATCCCCATATTCTGTTCCGTCTTTATCTCCACCTCGCCCTTGGTAATGTTGGAGCGAGTACCAGGGAGACCGGCAACGAACTCGCTTACGAAGTCTCCGTTATCGATCTGGCCACCGATAAACTGAGCAAATGCAAGAAGGTCACTCATGCTGGATTTGGCAAGAAGATCCCTGACTACGGGTTCCTGAGCTAAATCGGTGGTTCTGTAAATGTCCTTGCCAGGATAGAAGTCCAAGTCCGTGGGATCAAGGAGAAGTTCTGGGAATATTTCCCGCATCCGGTTAACGACCCATGAGAAGTCATCCATGGATAAAGAGAGCATCTTGTTAAGCATCTTCCAGAGCTGGAATACTCCTTCGATGATCCCTCTTCCGTCATAGCGAAGGATATGCGGAATCGGGACGAAGGATGACCCTGGCCAGCGCATATTGACGTAATGAATTGGGGACGGTTTACGGATCAGGACATCGGAAGCGATAGTGTACTTGGCATTGGGGAGCAATAAATCCCCACGTTTATCAAGGACTACTCCATGAAATTCCTGCACCAATACTGCCTTGCGATAGGTGGACCTGTTCCACCACATTCGTTTTCGGCGTTCAAGTTCTTCCTTATTCTCCTCAAGACGGGAAGTGGGACCTCCTTCTTTTACCTGATCAGTATTAATGTAGTACCCTTCCTTCCCTGCTTGATCGATCTTGAATTTGTCTATCCATTCTTGGTGAATCCAGTAATTGCCGGACCAGGGTTCTCCCGTAAGGGCATCGGGATCGCGGAGTACCTTCCAGGGTTCTGTCCAGTCGAGCACCATTCCATCTTCCCACCTTGGAATCATCTCATGGGACATCCCAACTGCCATGGACATCCGGCAGGCATTGGCAAATTTCCGTGGGAAGTCTGTCTTCTGGGGGCTGCACCAGAACGTAAGACCTTCCTTCAC